CCCCCGGCTGATACGTGGACTCGGGGACGGCATACCCCCTTGCCCTCATCCTCTTAATGCGTTGCTGTAAACTTCGTTCGTTTAGCCCAAATTTATTTGCGACTACGATTCGTATGCCGTTGGCATCCTGTAGCGCTTTTAATATCTCATCGTCGGTGGCTTTTGCGTGCATCGTCTACTCCATAGTTGTGAGCATCTGTTGCAGCAAGTGTCCGATTCGATCCACAAATTGCTCATCGCATGAAAGGTCTCCATGACCAGCGATGTCGAGCATGGCGTGAGTTGCCTCATGCGCCCACACCTGCTGCCTATTTGTGCCTTTACAAGAACTTATGATGTGAATCTCATACTTGTCAGGAAGCCACATTCCAACACAATTTTTGCCATGTCGCCACTTTGAAGGCGATATTACTTTGACTTTGATGGTGTGACCGGCAAGTTGGAAGCGCTCTGGGATGCCGTCTGGACGCATAACGCCTCCTAATATGACCAAATATTCGGTCTAAGTCCGCCCTCTAAAGTATCCAAGTGTATAAAGCGTCCGCTACCTTTTTGTTGCACACCGATGCCGGTAAAGCCCATCTGCATGGCTAACTTCAGCAATCTGTGTGCGTCCGCACCGACGACAGCAATGTCACAAGCGCAGCCCGATGCGTGCGCTCCAGGTTGTGCTTTCTTCGCCTCGATAGGATGTTTGGCGCAGCGATAGCCGGAGGTTACTTTCATCGGCTTGCCGTAGGCACTACGCAGGGCTTGGAGTTTGTTCATAAACTCCTGCTTCATCTCGTTCTTGCCGCAGTGCGAGCAGTTGAACTCTTCGGCCTTAAAGTTCGGTACGAACGCCCAGTCCATGATTAGCCCCCATCTTTAATCCAACCCTGCAACGCCCGTAGTTTAGCGTTCTCGGCGTCACAGGCGGCGGCTAGGGCGTAGAGGTCGGCTCCGATGTCTGGCCCCGCTTTAGGATCGCCTCCAACCGTTCGCTCATTGCTCCCGGTGGTGGTGGAGGTACCATGAGTTCTAAGGGCGGGGTCCCCGACGGGCGGGGCTGGGGGGCTGACGCACAGCCGGACAGGAGTGCGATTAACAGCACGATTAAGAGTACGTTTATTAAGGCGCTCAATCTCCAACTGATACGAGTCTGAAGCGCGTTCAGCACGCGCACGATCAGCCCGTTCCGCTGCCAACTCGGCCTCCAGTCGTTCAATTTGCGGCCTGAGTTCGGCACGTCCCTGCTCCCGAAGTGTATACACGACGTATATACATGACAGCCCCAACACTGCCGCTACCAGTGCGTGCGGCGCATAACGCCACAGCCAAGCGGCCCACATCACTTGTCCGCCTTTTCGTCCAACTTGTCCCAGATGCGGGTCAGGATTTGCTCAATACGTTCCAAGGCAGACTTGTAGTCATCGCGCCGGACAAACTGGTTCAGCATCTCCTTATGGTCGCGCTGAAGGTTCTCCAGACTCGTCGTAATCGAGCGCAGCGTCCAGCCTCCGAAGGCTGCTGCAACCGCCATAGCAATGTTAAAAGCCGCCTGATAGTCCACGTCACTTCTCCGAAAGCGCCTGCGTGGTGACAGATCGCAGAACAAGGTTAGCCAAAGCACCTACCATCAGGATGGCCGCAGCCACTTCCTGACCCCACAGCACGGTCATGTGACCGCCCATCAATTCCAGCCCGCCAAGGACGGCCAGCAGGACGTTCCACCAGACGGTTTTAGACTTTAATGCGCCTTTAAGCATGACTACCTCGCAAGAGCGTTACGGTTTTGAGGCGATAATTTGTTGCGTTCATCTCGGCTAATTGCTGCCGGAACTTGCGGTGTTACCCCCAAAGCAACCGGAAACTTATATGGCGAGAACAACGCTTCGCCGATTGCTCCGCGTTCGTATGCTTTCCGCCGCGTTCCAAACATACTAATTCGCTCTTCCAAAGCATTACCAAGCGCACGAGCAGCAGTGTTTGAGTTGAGCAACTCAACAGCAAGGTCTGCGGCTTGCTTGGTATCTAACTTGCCCTTTAAGCGAGCAACAAGCCAGTTCGCCAGCATGACGTTACTATCAAGAAACGGCGGCAACTCACGATCTACAGGAACAATCTTTCCAGAACCAATCCCAGCAGATCGAGCGGCGTCGTCAACCAACTTACGGAAAGCACGTTGGTCATTTAATGTTGCGCTAATTTCATTAACGGCTTGACGAATGGCAGGCTCATCCAAAACCATAGCCGTTACGCGCTGTGCAGACTGTTGCGGCGTTGCGGTTAACCCTGCCGTTCTTTCAGTTACAAATCTTGTAAGGTCTTCAAAGCGAGCCTGCCGCGCTTCAACGCTTGTGGCTACTTTTCCAAACTTGTTAAGTTCAGAGCGAATTCCCATACCTGCGTTATCAAGGATGCCTAGTGCAGAAGCATACTCACGCATAAACTTTTCATGTTTTTCTGGCGACACTCTTGCGCCATCAACAACGGTGCGCTTGTACAAACCTACAATGCCGTTTTTTGCTGCCAGCATGGCTTTTTTGTTATCGCCAAGAGCAAGCACAAATCGGCGAGCATTGTCAGGATCGCCAGACTTAATAATAGTTTCTACGACTTTGGCAGGAGCAACCAACTGCACGCCGGTTGCGCCTTCGCGCTCAAGGTTAGCAACCCAGCCTTCCTTAAACGGTTCGGCAATACGAGTTTGGTAAAGATTTAAGGCTTCACCATACAGTTCTCTTGCTTGAGGCGGAACGCCATCCTTAATGGATTGGTTTAACGCATTACGAAGCGTGTAAAGGTTTTGCAGTGTTTTAACTGATTCACTATCAGTTTTGCCAATCAACTTACCAACGTCCATGTTGATGGCTTTGATAATGTTGTCTGCGCCTTCAAGCGTAACTTGCGGCGGAATAGGCTTGGGAGGCGGTTGAGCGCCACCAAGACTTCCCATAGCGCCGCGAGTATCTGGCGGCATGGTAAACTTGTACTGTTGAAGTATTTCTGATGTTTTCTGAGCAAGCCCAGGATTCAATCGAGTTAACGGGTCAGCCTCGATTTGTCGTGCCGCAAGCACTAATGGTTCAATGCTGAAGGCGTCCGGAGCGGCGTTAAATGCAGCCTCATAAGCGGGGCGAACAACATCACGCCGCACCTTTTCAATTTCTTGCTCACGAGCAGAAGTTATACGGCGGCCCATCGCAGGCTGATCAGCGCCAGGTATGCCACGGGGAACCGCCGTCCGCATACCTTCAATTCGACCAGCCTCATTTGCTAATTGCCGGTTGATGTCGGCTAATTCATTTTCAAGACGCGCATTAATCGCTGCATCGCGTGCGCGATACATGTCCGATACGTTGGGTTTAGCGTATCGAGTCGTAGCCAACAACGCCGCAAACTGCGAGTTGTTTGTGCGAGTTGCAACTTGTTCTGGCGTCATGCCAGATTCAAGCATGTCAATCGCTGCCTGCACTCGCATCGGATCGTTGTTAAACGACGAAAGAATTGCTCGCGCTTGAACTCTTTTTAAGCCTTGATCAGTTAAAGGCTCAGTTAAAGAATATAACGGACGACCAGCGGCTTTTGTTCCAGCAACAGTAAGGCTTGGAAACATGCTCCCGGCAAAACCAGCCAGAAATTGTGCATACGGATTGGCTCCAATAGCCTCTGCTCCGGCTGTTGCTGCACCGCCAGAAAGAGCGGCTAATGTTTGTATGCCCGGATCGGTTGCCATCGCAGCGAGCACGTTTCTTGTTGCACCAGGATCAACTGGCGCCTGCGCTGAACGGCCAAGCAGGTTGGCTGCCCAATCGTCTAAAACATTTTTGTCTCGCCCAAATTCAATTTGCTGGGCAAGTCTTGAACGCAGATCGGCAGCAGGTCTTACTCCCGTAGCAAACGTCTGAGCAACACGAGGTCCAGCGGCACCCGGAGCAACGAACTCACCAATCGTACGAAGGCCGCGAGTGAACTTACCGGTAGGCTCGCTAATAACGTCTTCTGGGTACAACTCACGAATAGCCTGTGATGGGGTTTTTATGCCCATCAGGCTCGACGCAACATCTCCAGCCATAAGGCCAGTAGTTGCAACTGCACTACCTAAAGGACCACCTGCTAAAAACCCCGCTCCGCCGACTGTTGCATACGGCGCCAACACAGGGTTTACAACTTCACGGGCAAAATCAACAACGCCCTCAACTACTTTTTGTGGATAAGTTTGTTTTGGCTTTGAGTCTTCAATCCATTTATTGCCAACCAAATAAGCCATTCTGCCGCTTTCATCAGATGCAGTAGAGGTATATGGTTTCCATTCGCCATCAACCAAAACGGCAGATTCACCAGTGTCGGGATTGGTGGCTGTAATTAATTTTTCCGGCATGGCTTACTTCCTGGGCGGGTTAATTTTCATTCCCTTTGGAGGAGGCGGAGTATTTTCGGCTTTATCTGCGTATTTCTTTAACTCAGGCCGGTCAAACAACGATTTGTTTCCTGGGCCGTCTCGCCACGCTTTAGCCGCACCTCGCAGGCTTCCCTTTTCTTCAAGCCAATTATCAAAAAACTCAAGTTGCTCTCTGTCTTGAGCAATTACTGCTTTTTCAAGATCAATTAGGAATCGATTGGAGTCGGTAAGTTTGTTAAAACTTGCCCATGTTCCTTCGGCGCGTTGAGCATCGCCTTCGGTTTGTTGGCCTTTTTGCTCGCTAAGTTTTAACAAAATTCTGTTTTTAACGGCTTCGCCAAATGCGTCAGCACTTTGAACTTTCTTTTCCGCCTCTTCCGTTCCCATGCCAAGCGAAACTAACACTCGGCGCGCCTCAGTCGTTGCTTCAGACAAGGCTCCAGTTTCAAAATTCTCAAGTGCTTTAGACGCTCTTTCAAGGCTCGGCAATGTGCGAAGACCAAGGTCAGCGCGATCTCTAATAGTGTTGTATTCAGCAACACGGCTTTTTGCCAATTCGGTTTGTTCGACAGTATCGCCTTTGGTAATCACGTTAGTAACAGCCCGATTGGGTGACTCAGTAACAACACGACTGCTTCCAGGAACTGTTTCAGCGCGACCGGAAACATATTTTGGAAATGCAATAACTTCTTTAGTGCCACCCAAGTCCATCGGTTGGAACACTCGTTCCAGCGACTTTTCCAGTCCCAAAGCAGAATCAGCAATCAGACGATCAATACCGCCTGGTTGTTGCAACGCAGTTTGAATTCGAGCATCAGCATCAGTCTTGTTAATACCAAGGCGCTTAAAATACTTTTGCAGAACGGGATTTGTATGTTGCGTCTCGTGCCACGCTACATAGGCTCGTGCTTTTTCAGCAGGCGGAAGCGCGGAAATTCCTTCTAGCAACCTTCTGGAAAGGTTCATTTCTTGACCGATTATTTCGCCTTCGGTTTTTTGTCCAGTAAGCAAAGCGTTTTCAGCCTTTGCCAGTTCTTCCGCTTCGCCAAAAAACCCAGCCTGCATTAACTCTTGCGGAGTAAGCGGAGTCGTTCTGTTTTTGGTAAGACCGGCTAATTGATTGGCTCGCTTAACTTTTAACTCGTTTGCGGCAATGCTTGACTCAGCCTCTTTCATAGCCAAAGCGTTTCGAGCAAAAGCCATAGGGTCTTGCAGTTGCATTGGTTGAATTTGAGGGGCGTAAATTTGTGGATTAATTGGCATGATTAGCCCTCCCCTGTCGGATACATGCGCTTCATCCAATCCTGACCCTGACGGTAATTAACGTACTGACCAAGCGCTTGGTTAAGCGCATTAGCCGCTCCAGCGTAACCAGACGCACGAGCAGCGCCGCCAGCCATCAGCAAGTTACCGACGTTTTCGCCGTACTGCCCCGCCTGTCCTGAAACCTGCTGAGTAGCAGCCTGACCAGCACCGTAAAGGCTGCCAAGTGCGCCTAGTCGAGTGCCCAACTGCGCTTGCGCTCGATTAAAGGCGTTCATGTACTCTTGCGAGGCCAAGTCCTGCCCAAAGCGCTGACCGGCCTTGATAGCGCCGCCAGAGAGCAGATTGCCGCGAGCAGACTGCATACGCTCAAGGGCTTTCTCGCCTTCGCGCAAACGGAAGCCGTAACCAGGGTCCATCTGCAAATCGCGCTCGCCAAAGCCACGAGTCAGCATCCCGTAATCAGCAGCCGTAGCGTTACCACCGATCCCAAGCAGCCGCATCAGTTCGTTTTGCGAGGTAATGCCAGCCTGACGGAAAGGTTCTGCCAGTTCCGTCTGTTTCTGGAATATCTCGCGCTGAACTTCAGCAGATTGGTCAGCGGCCTGTTTCTGCGCCTTGGCTGCTTTACTAGACGAATAAGCACCAACAACGGCGCTAGTGGCTATGGCTGCGGCTACCCAAGTCATGGCAATGCCTCATTAAGTTTTTCAATCTGAGTCTTTTTCAGATTGTTGTACGCATCAAACAACGCTTTCTCTTCCGGTTCAATTAGTTCAGACTCTATCTCGTCCAAATCCGTCTTGTCCGTCTGATGGACGGTTATGCCTACGGCATCCGTCAGCGCTAATGTAACCCTTTTTGTGCCGGGTTTGGACTCCACCACGTCCCCAGCACGCAACAACTTCATGCCTGATTCTGTCCAGGCAATAATCTCACCTGCGGCGCACAAGAAAAAGTGGTCTTTCTTGTGAACTTTACCCACGATCAACGTCCCTGCCGGTCGAAACACTTTGCGGCAATACATCCCTTTAGAGAAGTAATGCTCGGTGGTAAGTTCCGCTTGGGGCAACTTCACGGCCTCATCTTGAAGCCGCTCAATTTGCTCCCGCGTCGGAACTTGAATTGGCAGGTCTAGTTCCGTCACGAGACTTCCCGGCCAGACGAACGGATGTTGATAGACGAGGCAGCCGAGGCTAGCGTCGAGATAAACCCGCCCGCTTGCAGCACATGGCCGACCAGTTCAGGAAACGTGTACGTTTCACTCGGCAGCAGCGTCTTGTTCTTAATGATCAAGTTCTGGTTGCCCGAGGAGTCAAACTGCGTCACGAGGTTGACCGACAGGGTAGCCGCCGAGGCGCTGTAATTGGTTGCCGTAAACTTGTCGATGATGGCCGACACGTTCTGGGCGGTGTACTGCGTGGTTTGGGTGTTCTCCGCAATCTTTGCGGGGATCAGGACTTTGACGTTAACTGCCATGTGTCACCTAAAAGGTAAAGACCATTCGGACGCGACCATTAGACCCAGGCAGGCCAGCAGCGCCGCCTTCTACCGGATCACCACCGTCGCCACCAGCACCGCCCACAAGGCTTCCTACGCCCGCTATAGGGGCTGCGCCAGTCTGGGTAAAGGCAGCGCCGCCGTTGCCGTTGGTGTTGGTTGTATTGCCTCCAGAGGCCGTTCCACCAGCACCCTGTTGGCTGCCGTAGATACCGATGCCGCCGTAGCCGCCAAATCCCCCCGTCGCAATCATCTCGGGTAATGCATACGTTCCGGCATATGCCACTGACTGAGTGCCAGCGCCGCCTACCGCATCGCCTACCGTGCCGCCTGTGCCAGCCACGCCGACAGTGTACAGGATCGTTTTACCGGCATCTGGGCCAGTTAGAACGAGTACAGTCTTGGAGTAGGCACCACTGCCTCCACCGCCACCGGGGTTCTCCTGCGGCTCGTAGGCGAACTCACCAAAGATGTTCGTTACCGTACCGTAGCCGCCACCACCACCTGCGCCCCATACCTCAATGGTGACGCCCGTAGCGCTAGCAGGAATCGTGACCGACCCAGACCCGGACGAGTAATCAACAACGCCAGCACCGGCTCCTCCGGTCGTGCCTGCAATCGCTGCTGCTAGGGTAGCGCCGCCCATTAGGTCAATCCCGCTCCGCTGATCAGCCACGAGGTTGAGCCAATCTTGACGCAAGTCGCCAAGCCGTTACGCGCGAGGGTACGAGTGCCGGTCGTCGTGCTGTTAGCCAGCGTCAGCGTGTCGGTCGTAATGGCAATTGACAGCGCCGTAGCGTTGAGGTTAACGATAATGACCACCGTGCCAACCGGAAACGCGACCGTACCGTTAGCCGGGATGGTCAGGGTCAGCGTCGTGCCGTTCATTAGGATGGACTTGCCGCGATCCGCCAGCACCAACTGGTAGTTAGCAGTTTTGCTAACCGGCGGGGCTTCTCGATACCCCACGGCGTAGTTGACGCTGGGCGAATCGTTATCGGGAATCAGCGGCGTGCCGGTAAACGTGGGCGAGGCAATCGGAGCGTAGGTAGCGGCAACCTGTGCCGTCGTCAGCGCATTAGTAATGCCGTAGCCAGCCAGTGTCGTCGGCGTGCCGGTAATGGTAGACCACGCAATAGACTGCGTAGATATGTCGTTGATGCCGCCGATGTCGTCGTATTCGCCAATCTGCACGTCGTTGGCGTCTTTCAATACAAATCTATACAGCACGCCTTCTGACAGCCACATGTCCTCTGGCAATCGTCCGCCAGAGTCAAGAATGATTGGGTTGGCGTTAGCCGAACCGCCTACAACAGACGTGTAAGTGGCTTGCGGGGTCGTGGTGCCAGCAGCATACGTGTAAATCTTTCCGCCCGACAGCACTGTGCCGTCATCGGTAAAGAACTGCGCTCCGGCGCCAGCAAAGGCTGAAAGGTAAACGGTCATACGTACACCTGCATAACAGTCAGAATGATAGAAGGTATGGCTGGGACTGGAGCAACCGCAGCAAAGTGCTGCAACTGCACGCTTAAATCACTAACCGAAAAATACAACTGAAAGTAGTCGCCGTTTGACAACGGCAAGAAAAAGTTGGCCGCTGAAAAGATTTCGGCGTTGTTGCCTTGAATCTGAATCAACGACGCTGAGTTGGCTACCGCTGTGCCGTTGATAGCAGGCCAAATGTACAGTTGTCCCGTGCCGCCCGAAGTTTTATCGACTTGAATAGAAAACTGCACGTTGTAGATAGCAGGGCGAGTAACTTTAATCTTGCTACTATCACCCGGATCGCGGTACACGCCATACGCCGGGTCGGCGTTGTTGTACGTGATGGCTTGAGCCGTATTGATAATCGTAGCGGCTTGCGTTTGCGTTGAGAAAAACGACCCGTAGTTAATTAGACCCGGTTCAAACCGAGGCGGCCCTTTCTGTAAATCGTCAATATTGCCGCGCAGTACGGCAACCTCGTCCTCGACGTTAGCGGCCAAGGACGGCGTAATCTCAAGGTCGGCAATAGAAGTAGACGTGGTGCCGCCACCTGTCAGTTGGTACTGATTGTTAAGAAAGCGAAACCATTCACGCGAAACCAAGCCCGTCCGTTCATCAAGGAACGGAACACGCGGGGCAGGGATTTGCGTGATGTTCTGCGTCATTAGGATGCCGTCGGGCTAATCTGTAGTTCGGCGCCCATAATGGCAACCTTAACGGGATCGGTGCCGCTAACCTCATACACACGGTCACGCAGTTTCAGCGTCATGCCAAGGCGGCGGAAGATAGCGCGAGTACCGTATTGTCCGGTGCGACCCATTGAGGTCGTGCGCTCGCCGTTCCATGTGTGACCGCCGTCGTCTGACCAGCGCAACATCAACTGCGGGTTAGCGCCTGTAGTTGCGGTGTAATCAAGAATTAAGTCTTCACCGCTTTCTGTTTGCAATATTTGGAGCGCTTCAGTCCCCAAATAGTCGTAATCCAAAAAGTCATATCCAGATAAACCAACGCCTGTCTCGCAATCAATTTGAAGCGAATGGTGAGCAGTGCGTTTTAGGTCATTAGCGCCAGTCGGCAACGCACGCCAGCGGCGCAACCACTTCTGTGTTTGCCCGTCATCGGCATATACGTCTAGGTTAAACGCATACAACTTACCGTTTTGGTAATCGCCCACAATCGGCTCGCCGTTAAATCGAGCATGATTGTTTCCTCGGTGGCGCTTGAAGTCACCATTACGGAATCCTGCGCGCTCGTGCCAAGCACCCGTAGCGGCGTCAAACACCCACGTCGTATCAGCGTTGGTAAAGTTCAGAACGTAGAACGTATGACCGTCCTGCTGGTAGGTATATCCCACCGCATCAGTCAAGTCGCCGTACCCTTGAATGGCAAACTCAACGGCATGGGTAGATACACGGATGCCTTGGTAGCCGTTGGCTCGATAAACGATGCCCTGACCGCGAGCGTCTGCGCCTAGCCAAAAGACGGAATTATCCATCTTGGCGACCGAGTACGGCGCAATACAGCCTATCTCGTTATAAGCGCCTTGGATGCGGGTGAGGGGAAAGTCGGCATCGCCCGAGTTGTACCAGACCTCCACCGAGTTCGTGCCAAACAGCCACGCTTCCCGATGGTCAATAATCAGGGAGACTAACCCGTCTGGTGAACCCTCCGCACTCGCAAAATCCAAGGGATCAACAGACAAGCCATCCAATAGACTTGTTACCCATACTCTTTGCGAGTTTGGCTCGTTGAACACAAAGTACCCGTCAAGGTAGCCCACCGTAACGGCGCCCGGAAAGTCAGGATCGGTAATTTGTTGGAACGCGTCCGTAGCGGTGTTATAGATATACCCATCAGGGTTAGCGGCAACAAATATCTGTGTGCCGTTATCGGCCATTGACACCGGGCCTGTGCCAGATACAACGCCAAGCGACGGCAACGCTTGGTTTTCCATTAAAACGGTACTGCCGTCTTCTAGCAGAATAAAAAATCCGTCTTCTAGCAATAATTGGTTTTGCCCTTGCTGCACATAGTTGCTATTCAACTTGTACATTTCGTTGCCAGAAACGACATATAAATAGTTGCCAAGCGACCACAGTCCTCGAATAGGACCTGTGCCAATGTTAGTACGCAGCGCTAATCCGGGGCATCGCTGTAAATACGCAGGCTCCTTGCCACCTTCTGGCACCACTTCCGGGTAAAGATTGACCATCCGGTTGTCGGCTGCGTTGACCGACCGGATTACATACGACGACCCGAGGATCGGCGTCTTCATTAGAAGTTGCCCGTAAAGATGTTAAAGCGCGGTCGGTTGACGAGCAGCGCCGCAGGCATTGCCATCAGGTCATCCGGGTTATTAATGCGCTTCAGATCGCGCTTGCTAGTCATAGCAATGCGCTGCACCTGCGGAGAGGGTTCGACACCAAACTCCGCCGCAAGTTCACAAGCCAAGTTAAATCGGAAAGCCCGCAGGTATCCCGGCGGGAACGCCAAATTAGTGTCTAGCGCGGCAGGTGTTGCCAGCGGACGCACCGACACAAAGTGGAACTCCAGCACCTTGGTTGGCACCGGATAGATATAGATCTCTACGTCCGGGTAGGTCATATTGACCCACATCAACTGCGGATACGTAGACGTTACCGTCTTAACCGCAATACTGTTGTACTGCTCGTTATTGATCAGTTTGATGCCATACGACACGTTGGTCGAGGCGTCACGGAAATAGGTGGCGTCGTCCATCAGGATAGGACGCTCGGCCACAAACGTGCCGGTCGGTCCCATCGTAATGGTGCGGACGTTAGGCAGCCAGTTATATACCTGATCTTGGGTCGAGTAGACCGCCAAACGCTCGGTACTCCACGAGTCGAGCATCTGGTTCAAAGCGGTGAGGGCATCCTGCGACGTGGCCGCAGAGGGGACTTCGCCCTCGGCCAACTGCCCGATCAGCCGCAACGCGCCGTTGATTTGATCGGCAGCAGTTGTAGCCATGATTTACTCCTTACGGCGGCGACGCGTTCTCAACGCATTATGCTGAGAATCCCCCAGCGCCGCCACATCTGACGACGCCGAGGGTTCAGACTCATCAGGATTGGAGGGGTCAAACTCCTCCCATCCTTGTTCCATATCTTCCCTCGCTTCCATCCATGAGATAGCGATCTTTTCCCCATGTCTGGGGTGGCGAAGGTAGATATTGGACATATTACGAAACGCTGAAGTTGAGCATGTAGGCCGGGAACGTGACAGTGTTGGCAAGCGTGCCCGTTGCCGCAGCGCGGATACGGAGACGATCACCGGCTGCCACCACCAAATTGGCTGCCGTGCCGTTCAGCGACAAAACGCGCTGGGCATTAGCAGTCAAAGCGGTGCCACCCGTGGTCTTAGTCGTGTTGGCATCGGTCGCCGCCAGCATCGCTGCGGTGCCCGAACCAGACGTACCAAGGTTGGTGATAGTAAACGTGATGTAGTTAGTATCGCTTGCAGCCAACGCATCAACGCCTGAGAACCACGCAGCCGACAAAACGCCCGACACCGGAGCAATGACGAACACGTCGCTGTTGCCAGTTGTCGTAATCGTTGCGCCCTGCTGCGCTGCGCTGAATCCGCTACGCACGTTGGAATTAACGAGCGTGGCCGAGTCAAGCGAGCCGTTGATAATCGCCTGATCCGCAAAAGCAACACCAATCGCCTGTGTATTAGGCATATCAATACCCCTTTAGGTGGTGCCCCCGGCGAGTTTTCCCGCCGAGGGCGTTGCCATTACGAAATGCGGTAGACAGTCCACGCGCCAACGCCGGTCTTGCGGCAACGGAAGTGGCCGGACGAAGCCGCCGAAACCGCACCCGCACCGACCAACGTCCAACCCGTGCCGACAGCAACGGTGATTGCATCCGAACCCGACGCATCAATGTTGATGACGAAGAAGTCGAACGCAGAGTCGTTCTTTTCGCTCATCGACGGGTAGGCGGCCTCAAGGAGAGCCACCGTCGGCAGCGTCAAGTTGCCAGCCGTACCGTTGAAAGTGAAAAGACCCGCGACCAGTTCAGCAGGGGACGCCGTAGCGGCTGCCGTCAAAGCAAGCGGGGCAACCTGCGAGAAAAACAACGGCTCGCCATTGTTGCCGTCGCCAATCTGATATCCACCAGAACCATTAGGAAGTGCCATTTTAGTTACTCCTTAAATTTAACCATTAGCCCCAGAGGCGGACAGCCATCTGCGGACGGATCACCGAGTAGCC